ATGCCTTGGAAAAATGAACCAAACATCCTTTCAATGCTGCTTGCTTTCGGTATGACACTGCTGGGAGCGGTCGCCAGCTATTCCTTCAAGGTTTTGAACGGCGAAACCTTTAGCTGGAGGACGCTGTTTTTGCAGCTGTTCGTCTCTATTTTCGCCGGTTTGACCATGGTGATGATTGCCCTGCATTACGACTGGCCTTCGGAGGTGATGGGCGGCGTATGCGGCATGGCGGGGTGGTCGGGAGCATCTCTGATCAAGGCATTGGAACGTCGATTTCTCAATAAAGCGTCAGGAGGAAACCATGAAGATAAGTGACGATGGCATGGCGCTGATTAAGCGTTTCGAAGGCCTGCGGTTGCAGGCTTATCAGGATTCGGTCGGCGTTTGGACCATCGGCTACGGGTGGACCCAGCCGGTAGCGGGACGAAAAATAGGGGCCGGCATGGTGATCGATGCCACAACGGCCGAGCGTTTGCTGGTGTGCGGCGTCGGCCAATTCGAACAGGGCGTCGAACGGCGGGTGACGGTGCCGATCACGCAGGGGCAGTTCGATGCGCTGGTGAGCTTTGCCTATAACCTGGGCCTGCGCGCGCTGGAGAACTCGACGCTGCTGCGCCGACTGAACGCCGGCGATCGGCAGGGAGCGGCCGACGAGTTCGGTCGATGGGTGAATGCAGGCGGCGTGCGGCTCGATGGGCTGGTTGCCCGGCGCGCGGCGGAACGCGCGCTGTTCCTTTCCTGATACCCGAAATCGTCTGCAGAACGATTCCCCCCTCAAAACGACGGAGACTTTGCCCAAATGATTGAAGATGAAATCCAACGCTCGCTGGCCGCGCTAACCCATCTGGCGGTTTATCCGCTGATCTTGCCGGATCCGCAGCAAGAAGGCGTGACCTATCAGAAGATCAGCGATCTGAAAGTGAACACCGGTCTGGTCGACAGCTCGCTGGTGCAGAGCCGTTTTCAGATTGTGCTGTACGTGATCGACGATTATTCCCGGCTGATCGCTCTGGATAAGGCGGTTTTGAATGCCTGGGAAGGGGTTCGGCATGGCCATATCGGCCAATGGCCGGTACAGGCGGTCACGCGCAGCACTCTTTTGCAGAGCGCTACGTCGCTGGCGGATAACCGCGTTCAGTATCGGATGGCGCGCGATTACCTCATCACCCATTCCGAGGTGGCGGCGTGATCGCCATAAACGTTTCCGGCATGGCGGAATTGACTCGCCGTTTGGAAGCGATTCGGCGCGAGGTCACCAGTCACATTCTGCCGGAGGCCGGCCACGCCGCGTTGGCCCCGGTTCTTGGCACCATGCGGCAGTGCGCCGAACGAGGGGCGCCAAACAGCGAACCCTCGCTGAGCGCCGGCATCGCGATACGCCCGGCCGTTACCGCATGGAACGCGGTGACATTGCGCGTCGGCCCCAGTAAACAGCATTACCGCAGAGCCCTGGAGCAGGAGTACGGCACGGCAACGCAAGCCGCCGCCCCGTTTATTCGCCCTGCGCTGGATCACCACAAGCACCAAGTGTTACGCATCCTGGCGGCTCACGTCCGCTATGGCATCGAAAACCGGTAGCGACCGCTACCATCCTTCATCAAAAAGAGAGAGAAAAACTATGGCTGATAAAACTTCGCCAGAATACGCCATGCTGCCTGCCGGCACTATCGTCAAATGGGGCACCGTCGGAGCTGCAACCACGGCCATGAAGGCGCTGACCAACTGTAAAGCGGTAGGTGAAATGGGGCAAACCGGCGGTTTTGTCGATTGCACCACGCTGCTGGATACCGCCAAGCAGTTTATTTCCGACCTGCCGGAAGGCGCGGAGAAATCCATCGGTTTCATCGACGATCCGTCCAACGCCGATTTTGCGGCGCTGCTGAATGCGGCGGACAAGCGCGAAACGGTGCAGTTCTACGTCGAGCTGCCGAACGGCCGTACCTCCACCTCCATCCTGTCGCTGTCCGGCTGGAAAATGAATGAGATCACCGCCCCGGCGAGCGAAGTCATTCAGATTACCGTTCAGGGCAAGCAAAACAGCAACACCTGGGGTACGGTCACCCCAAAAGTGTGACAAACCGACGGTTCGCGCTGGCTTAACGTCTTATGGCGTTCGGCGCGAACGCTTCCGCCGCGGGCCATGTGGCCTGCGGCAACTCGCTTATGTACAGAGTAAACCGAATTGAACAAGGAAAAACTGATGACAGAGAAATACGATCTGAAAGCGCTGAAAGCGGCGCTGCTGAAATCCGACGATCACGTGATTGAAACGCAGATCTTTGGCACCAAAGCCTTTATCCGACGCCTGAAAGCGGCGGAACTGCAGGAAAACGAAGACGGCATGAAGGCCGCCATCGACAGCGGTGACATGAACAAAGCCGCGCAGCTTAACGTGCAACTGCTGCTGTCATGCCTGATGACGCCGGACGGCAAACGTATCCCGGCCGGCGCCTTGCCGAGCGTTGACGATCTGCTGGCGGCGCACGATAACCCAACGCTGGTCGAAGCCATCGGTGCCGTCAAGCGCCATGCGGTCGGCAGCCTGGAGGAAGCGGAAAAAAACTGACTGACTCGCCCTGGCTGATGTTGGTGTTCCAACTGGCCGATCGCTGGGGTGAGTCGGATCCTCGCAAGATCGCCGCGATGCCGGCGCACATCCTGAATCACTGGCGGGCATACTTCAAACTGCAAGGCATGACGGCCGATGCGGCGGAGAGTGCCCCCGTTCATCAATCCGGTCAGCCCGCGCAAAGCAGTATTGATATGCAGTGTGCTGACGTTATGCGAGTGCTGGGAAATGGCTGATACCGCACTGTTGGTCGTCGGGTTGCAACTGAATGACACCAACTTTAAAAACAAACTGACGGCGGCTTACCGTACTGCCGGGGAACAATCCGCCAAATTTAACCGCCAGGCTCAGCAGGACGCGAAGAAGACCGACGAGTCGTATCAACGCATCGGCGGCACGCTTGGCGGCCTGGCGGGGAAACTGGCGGGGCTGGCCGGCGTTGAGCTGTCGCTGCAGGGCCTCGCCGCCACCTCGCGCCACTATGGGCAGGCACTTACCGAACTTGCGTCCATCACCGTTGCCACGACGGCGCAGATGAGGCAGTTGGACGACGCGGCCCGCCAGGCGAGCAGCGCTTCCGGCGAAGGCGGCAGCCGGGCGGAGGAGATGCTGAAACTGGCCGGCGGCCTGAATGACAGCGCGGCGGCCTGGCGCGATCAGGCTGCGGCGGCGCGCGGGGCGGCTCAGGCGACATCGGGTGTCGGCGCGGCGTCTCGTGTCGCCAACGTTGCGCTGGGGGCGCTGGGCGGCCCGATCGGTGTCGCCATCCAGGCGGGATTGGCGCTGTTGTACTTCCATGAGCAAAACCAATTAGCTCGTCAATCGGCTTTGGCATTGAAAGATGCTGCAGTCGAGACGGCCGAAGATCTCAGCAAACTCTCTAGGGCAAAGCTCGCCGTCAAAATTGATACCTTCGACGATCAGTTAAGGACGCTCAGTGAGGAAAAAGCCAAGATCGAAAACCAACTGGCGCGTAGGAGCGATATCCGAATTGCTGGCTTAGAGCGCCGAAGCAAAGGGTTGTTGGGATTCCTCTATTCTGATCCCAAAGAGGTGAAGAAAGAGCGGAACGCCTTGCAAGCACAGTTGGAAGATGTCATTAAGGGCGAGAAAGCGATCCGGCTTCGGCGAAGCAATGCCGTTAATGCACAAAATGGCAACGACAGCCATGTTGAGGCCAAACCTGTTAAGCCTAAGGGCCATCAAACAAGTGCCCTTCCTGTCGGTCGTATTTTCAACGATAACGGCAAGCAGCTGGCTCTTGATAAGTACCAACTGCTGCGGCAGGAAATCGAGCAGGCGCATCTGAGCAGCCTCGACAAAATCACCCAGGATGAACAAAGCGCACAGGCCAAGCTGGCGTCAGCGGCCAAGGCGGCCGGTGCCGGGCAGGCCGATGCGCAGCGGGCGATGGCGCTGAACGCCGAGAAGTACCAGCGGCAGCGGCAACAGCTTGCTGAACAATACGCGCCGGGGCAGGAGGCGGTGCGTAAAGAGCAAGAGGTCGGCAAGGAGCTGAAGGCGCTATATGACGGGCGGCTGCTGACCGAACGCGAGTACCAGACCGCCAGCCGGATGCAGAAGCAAGAAACGGCGCGCCAACGGCTGAAGGCCGAAACCGACGCGCTCGCTGCGCCGCGCATGAACATTGCCGGTGATGTGGATCCTGCCGCTCGGCTTAACAACCAATTGGTGCAGCAGCAGGCGCAATACCAGGCCTACTACCAGCAAGGCTTGCTGGATAAACAGCGCTATGAACAGCTGATGCAGGCGGTGACGCAAGAATCGTCGGACGCTCAGTATCAGCAGGCGCTGAGTCTGTTCGGCGGGCAGAGCCGCGTGCACAAGATGGCGCTGGGGCTGGTGGACATGACGCGGGAACGGACCTCCGGCATGATGTTCGATCTGCTGACCGGGACGCAAAACTTTAAGCAAAGCATGCTCGGTTTGATGACCTCCATGACGCAGTCCATCGTTCAGCAACTGATCGATCTGGCGATGCAGGCGCTGTTGACCAGAACTTTTCTCTCTACCTTTATGAGCATCGGCGGCGGTTTGCTGGGCGGCGCTGCAAGCGCCGGCGCGGGCGCGGCCGGTTCAGGCGCGATGGGCATGCCGACCGGTTGGCAAGGCTATGTCCCCAACGCCAAGGGCGGCGTATACGCCTCGCCTTCGCTGAGCGCATTCAGCGGTGAGATCGTCAGCAATCCCACGTTATTCGCGTTCGCCAGAGGCGCCGGTTTGATGGGCGAAGCCGGGCCGGAGGCCATCATGCCGCTCAAGCGCGGCGCGGACGGTTCGCTCGGCGTGCGGGCGATCGGCGGCGGCCAGCAGTCTGCGGCGGCGCCGAATGTCTACATCACCATCGAGAACGGCGGCAACGTCAGTTCGCAGGCCGATCCGGGATGGGGCGAGTTCGGTAAACGGATGGGGAATATCGCCGCGCAGGAAAGCCAAAAGGTGATCAACCGTAACCTGATGCCGGGCCAGCCGATTTGGAAAGCAATCAAGGGGATGTAATGGGCATTCAGACATTTGAATTTCCGGCGCGCGTCAATGCCGCCGGCGATACGCGCTTTCGCGTCAGAAAGGCGCAGTTCGGCGATGGCTATGCGCAGGTCTCCGGCGACGGCATTAACCCGATCGTGCGCTCCTGGGATCTGACCTTTGTCGGCAAGTATGACTACATCACGCCGATCATCGTCTTTCTGGAAAATCATCACGGGGTGAAGTCCTTCCAATGGACGCCACCGACGCAGGTTCCTGGCCTGTACCGCTGCGAGGGTTATAAGCCGGTCGCCATGGGCGGGGACAACTATTCACTGACGGCCACGTTTACCGAGGCCTTCCATGTTTAACCGGGGGAGATGATGCTGAATTCAGATTTGCAAAAGCTGGAGCCGGGCAACCGCATCCGCCTGATTGAGGTAGACGGCACCCGATTTGGCGCCGATATTTTGCGCTTTCATTGCGATACCCTGCCTTTTACGCCGCAAGAGCTGGCCGCCGCCGGGGGTGATGAAACCAAATTGCCGGCGAAATCGGTTTGGTGGCAGGGACAGGAGTACGGCCCGTGGCCGTTTAGCGTTGAAGGGCTGGAGATCTCCGCCGACAGCCAAGGCAACGCGCCGAAGCTGTCGGTCGCCAATATCAATGGCCTGATCAGCGCGCTCTGCCTGCAGTTTGAGGACATGGCGCAGGCCAAGGTGCGGATCCACGACACGCTGGTGCACTACCTTGATGCCCGCAACTTCCCGCAGGGGAATCCCGCGGCCGATCCGCTGCAGGAAAAGCTGCAGGTGTTCTACATCGATCGCAAGGCGACGGAAAGCGACGAGGCGGTGGAATTCGAGCTCTCCAGCCCGGCAGACCTGCGGGGATTGCGCATTCCGACCCGGCAAATCCACAGCCTGTGTACCTGGTGTTCGCGCGGTGGCTATCGCACCGGCAAGGGCTGCGATTACGCCGGTAGCCGTTACTTTGACGACAAGGGCAACCCGGTGGATGACCCGAGCCAGGATCGCTGCGGCGGGCTGCTGAGCGACTGCCAAAAACGTTTTGGCGAGCACGAGCCGCTGCCGTTCGGCGGCTTCCCCGGCGCGGCGTTGATCCGGCAGTAGGGGGCAAACATGAAAGAAAAAACCGCGGCGGCCATTATGGCGCACGCCAGGGCCGAGTATCCGCGCGAATGCTGTGGCGTAGTGGCGCAAAAATCCCGCGTGGAGCGCTATTTCCCGTGCCGTAACCTGGCGGACAACCCCACCGAGCAGTTTCATCTGGCGCCGGAAGACTACGTGGCCGCCGCCGAATGGGGCACCATCACCCTCATTGTGCACAGCCACCCAGACGCCACCACGCAGCCGAGTGAGCTGGACAAGGCGCAGTGCGACGCGATGGAGTTGCCCTGGGCGATAGCCAGCTGGCCGGAGGGGGATTTACGTATCCTCTTGCCGCGCGGCGAACTGCCGTTGGTGGGCCGCCAGTTCGTGCTGGGGCATACCGACTGTTGGGGGTTGGTCATGAGCTACTTCCGGCAGGAGCACGGCATAACGCTCCAGGATTACCGCGTTGATTATCCGTGGTGGGAGCGGGGTGAAAACCGCTATCTGGATAACTGGCATGCCTGTGGCTTTCGCGAGTTCGATGGCCCGCCGCAGCCGGGGGATATGGCGATCATGCAGGTTGCGGCGCCGGTGGCCAACCACGCCGGCATTTTGCTGGCAGATGGTCTGTTGCTGCACCATATGTACGGTATGCTCAGCCAGCGGGTGCCTTACGGCGGGTATTGGAAAGAGCGAACGGTGAAGGTGTTGCGGCATAGAGAAATGATGTAATTCTCTGTTAAGATGAAAAAAATAACAGAGGGATTACTGATGAAAAAAATACTCTTGTCCATTACGTTGCTGATGCTGACAGGTTGCGCAAATCCAGAACTAACAAAAAAGGTTACTGCTGAGTTTACATCTAAAAAGGATGTAAAGAATTTATCCGTTTGCATCGCTGAGAAATCAGACATGAGAACGTTTAATGGTATGCGCATTGAAACAACAGAAAAGCCCGCTAGAGACGGAGGTGTTTCTTTGGCTCTGATTAATGGAGGTGGATATATTGATATTATTGATAAAGGAATGTACCGTCAGGTTATTTATAGAGGTGAAGCCGCAGAAACCCCGTGGGGTAAGCTTACAAACAGGAAGAGCGATGTGATTTCGGACATTAATTCGTGTTTGTAATTTAATGAATGTAAGACTGACCCGCGAACAGGCGGGTTTTTTTATGGAGTGATTATGGCCTTCGTTAACGTCTCAATAAGAACGGTTAAATTCCACGGGCCGATGGTTAAACTGTTTGGGAGAGAGTTTAAGTATCGAGCCATAACGGTTCCGAAAGCAATTGATGCAATGAGGAATTTACTTCCAGGGTTTGAACGCTACATGCTTGAAGCTCATAATCGCGGATTAACATTCTCTATATTTGTTGGGAAGCGAAATGTAAGCCAAGATGAGTTGGAGTTAACCCAAGGTACTGATGATATTCATATTGTTCCGGTGGTTATTGGAAGTAAGAGAGCCGGGCTATTTCAAACAATATTGGGGGTGGCACTGGTTGCCACTGCTGCATATTTCACTGGGGGTGCTGCTATTGGAATGGGGGCGGGGTTTTCCAGTGCTGGAGCATGGGGGTCTGCTTCATTAGTTGGCGCTTCCCTTGCCCTCGGCGGCGTCGTCCAAATGCTCTCCCCGCAAATGGGCGGGCTGCGCATGCGGCAAGGCCCGGAAAATAAACCGAGCTATGCCTTTGGCGGGCCGGTCAACACCACGGCGCAGGGCAACCCCGTCGGCGTGCTGTACGGCACGCGTGAAATTGGCGGGGCGATTATCTCCGCAGGCATTTATACCGAAGACCAGCAATAACGACATCCGTTTGAACAGACAGCCGCAATAGCGGCTTTTTTTATGGGCGAAATATGGCACAGAACATTATCCGTGGGCGAAAAGGCGGCGGCGGTGGCGGCCACACGCCGGTAGAATCGCCGGACAGCATTCAGTCGATCGCCAGAGCGAAGATGCTATTCGCATTGGGCGAAGGGGAGTTTGCCGGCGGGCTGGATGGCACGAACATTTTTGTTGATGGTACGCCGGTACTGAGCAGCGACGGAACGGAAAACTTTCCCGGTTTCCGCTGGGAATTCCGCCCTGGTTCGCAGGCGCAGGAATATATCCAGGGCATTCCCGCCGTTGAGAATGAGATCTCGGTCGGCAGCGAACTGAAAAGCGGCACCCCGTGGGTACGGTCTGTATCGAACCTGCAACTTTCCGCTGTACGTCTGCGTCTGGGGTGGCCCATGCTGCAAAAGCAGGCGGACAACGGCGATGTCAACGGCTATCGCATCGAGTACGCCATCGACGTGGCGACCGACGGCGGCAGTTACCAGGAGGTGTTAACGGCGGCGATCGACGATAAAACCACCTCGCTGTATGAACGCTCGCACCGCATCAACTTGCCGAAGGCCACCACGGGCTGGCAGCTGCGCGTGCGCCGGTTGACGCCTAACGCCAACAGCGCCCGGATCGCCGACCGCATGAACATCGAGGCGTTGACCGAAATCATCGATGCCAAGCTGCGCTACCCGAACACTGCGCTGCTTTACGTGGAGTTCGACTCGAAGCAGTTCCCCAACATCCCGAAGATCAGCTGCAAACCGCGCGGCCGCCTGATCCGCGTGCCGGACAACTACGATCCGCAAACGCGCAGCTATACCGGCATCTGGAGCGGCGGCTTTAAGTGGGCCTACAGCGATAACCCGGCATGGGTGTTTTACGACATTATTTTGGCCGAGCGCTTTGGCCTGGGCGATCGCATCGACGCTTCCCAGGTCTCCGAGTCCGAGCTGTATCGCATCGCGCAGTATTGCGACCAGCTGGTGCCGGACGGGCGCGGCGGCGAAGGCATGGAGCCGCGCTTTACCTGCAACGTTTATCTGCAGTCGCGGGAAGAGGCCTGGACGGTGCTGAGCGATTTGGCCGGCATCTTCCGCGGCATGACCTATTGGGGGCAAAACCAAATGGTCGCCCTGGCGGATATGCCGCGCGATATGGACTTCACCTTCACCCGCGCCAATGTTATCGACGGCAAGTTTACCTACTCGTCCGCCAGCGAACGCACCCGCTACAGCACCGCGATGGTCAGTTGGTCCGATCCGGGCAACCATTACGCCGATGCGATAGAGGCGGTATTCGACAGCGATCTGGTGCGCCGCTACGACGTGAACCAGACCGAGCTGACGGCCATCGGTTGCACCACGCCGAGTGAAGCAAACCGCCGCGGCCGCTGGGCGTTGTTGACCAACAGCAAGGATCGCACGGTCAGTTTCTCCGTGGGGTTGGACGGCATGATCCCCATGCCGGGGCACATCATCGGCGTGGCCGACCAGATGCTGTCTGGGCGGGTGATTGGCGGGCGCCTCAGCGGCGTGGATGGCCGTAAGCTGACGTTGGACAGGAAGCCGGGCGCCAAAGCCGGAGATCGCCTGATCGTCAACCTGCCATCCGGCCGGGCGCAGGCGCGCACCGTGCAGGCGGTGAATGAACGCGTAGTGACCGTCACCACCGCCTACAGTGAGACGCCGGTGCCGGAAGCGGCCTGGTCCATCGACGCGGACGATCTGGCGGTGCAACTTTACCGCGTGGTGGGCATCGCCGATAACGGCGACAACACCTATACCGTCAACGCCGCGGAACATGATCCGAATAAGTACGCTCGCATCGATACCGGCGCACGCATCGACGATCGTCCGATTTCCATCATTCCGCCCGGCGTGCAGGCGCCGCCGAAAAACATCACTATCGACAGCTACTCCTCGGTGAGCCAGGGCATCGCCATTACCACCCTGCGCGCTGCCTGGGGCGCGGTTGAAAATGCCATCGCCTATGAGGCGGAATGGCGCAAAGATAACGGCAACTGGGTGTCGGTGCTGCGCACTTCGGCGCTCGGCTTTGAAGTGCCGGGTATATACGCCGGCCGTTATCGGGTGCGGGTGCGGGCCATCAACGCCAGTGACGTATCGTCTATCTGGGCGACGTCGATGGAAACCTACCTCAAGGGCAAAGAGGGTAAACCGCCGATGCCGGTCGGCTTCAAGGCATCGCCTTTGCTGTGGGGCATCCAGCTTGACTGGGCGTTCCCTATCGGCGCTGAAGATACGCTGAAAACCGAAATTCAGTATGCGGACAACGCTGCCGGGAATAACGCGATGCTGTTGGCCGATATCCCGTATCCGCAGCATACCCACGCCATGACCGGGTTGAAGGCGGGCCAGGCCTTCTGGTTCCGTGCGCGGTTGCAAGACCGCACCGGCAATCAGGGCGACTGGACAGGCTGGACCGCCGGGCAGGTGAACGCGGACGCCGGCGATTATCTCGAGAATATCGGCGACGATCTCTTGACCGCGAAAGACGGCGAGCGGCTGGTGGGCGATATCGACACCAACATCGACGCCATCTTGCAGAATGCGCTGGCCAACAACGCGACGGTGGATCACCAGTGGGCGCAGTACGGCACGGTGCGCGCCGATATCATGGTGGTGAAAACCACCATCGCGGAGGTCGATCGCGGGCTGGCCGAGATGAAAACCCAGGTGCAGGCGCAGATTGACGACGTCGCGGCGGTGCTGGAAGACAAACTGACGGCAACGGTAGACGCCGACGGCGCCACGGCCATCCATACGTTGAAAGCGGGCGTGCGGGTGAACGGCACCTTCTATAACGCCGGCATGTCGATCGCGGTATTGGCGCAAAACGGCAGGCCGGTTACGACCCGCATCGGCTTTAACGCCAATCAGTTTGTGCTGATGAGTGGCAATAACAGCAATCAGTATTCGCCGTTTGCCGTGGTGGATGGGCAGGTGTTTATGAATAATGCCTTTATTCAGGATGGAACAATCAGTAATGCCAAGATTGGTAACTATATACAATCTAACAACTTTGGGGTAAACGGTGGGTGGCGAATAAGCAAGCCTGACAATAATATGATATTTACGGATGAAAATAATGTCGTTCGCGTACGTATGGGGAGGCTTTATTAATGAGCGAACAGTATGGATGGCAGATATCAGACTTCAGAGGAAATATGGTGGCCGATCACACTGTTATTATGTCACGTTGGCTTGGCTCTTATGATATTGGAATGATTCAATGGTGGGGGAACCCTCCACATTACTGGAGCCACAGAATAGAAAATATACCATTCAATGGTGGGACACCATACAGTTACACTGTACCAAGACCTGGCATCGTAATGCCAGAAGGTTGGGGAACAGCTTATGCTCCTCCTGATATTTATTGTGGCCCTAACTATATCGATCTCTCTTATAATGACACCATAAGGAGTTACCCTGATGACCTAGGTATAGGTCTTTTGTTGGGCATGCTTACAGTTCATTGGGGAGTTTATAATGCCTAATAGTTATGGGGTAGAGCTTTTTAATAATAGGAATTACGTTGTCGCTAATGCCAACGACGTAAATTATACCTTAAGGAGCGCTGGTCAGATTCATAATTGGCAGTTCAACCCGCCTAATGTTCTCAGTGTTGCAGCGTTTTGCGGTGTCGACTTATCACCGTACAACTCTCCGCTCATGTTCTTTAAGCCAATGTGGAACGATCAGCGTATAGGATGCATGACGGGCGACGAAAGGGATTGGCACGCATCTCAGTTAGGGCCAACAAAAAAGATGTTCAAGGTCATGAAGTGGGGGAATAAGGATATTGGTAGTATTCAATATTACATCTTTGACAGATGGGTTCCGCCAGAGAGGTCTTCACATGGAATGCAGCTTTTTGATAGTTCTGGAAATATCATTTTTGATAGTGGTTGGAACTTCATGAAGATCCGAAATGTGATGTGGCTTGATCCAGGATATCCTAACCACGGACACGGAGATCCTAATGGAGGAAACCCAGAAAATGAACAAAACTGGACTATGATAGGCGCTGCTGGCCCGGGTAATCTGGCAATGGCGATGCCGAATCCGAGGGGCTGGGTTACCACAAACTGGAGAGGAGAAGGTTGGATGATGTATGAATGTTTCCACTTCTCTGACTGGGATAACAAAATTACGATCTCACTTGTACCTCGTGGTGAGTACTTATGGACACCGCCAAATGCCGGTTGGGCAAACCCAAACACTAGATCTCAAGTCATGATTATTGATGTTGATGGATTTCCGACAAATTATTATGATGCCAAAATAGTACCAGGGTTTACCGCTTAACCCATCTTAGACATATTCTTAGTGAATAATGAATTCCATTTACAGAGTTGGCTTTCGCTGATGAAGAGGTTTTCATATTCATTGGTGGGATCTATTGCTAAAAATTTATTGGATGTTTTACTTTTATTAATATCACAGGGTTAAATTTAAATTGATAATATTATTTTATATCTTTCGATGTAAGGTGATTATCATTTAATAATGAAAATTCCGGTCATCGTACCGGTTTTTTTGTTGCCAAAATTCAGGAGAACACCATGCCAACAGGCACTCTTACTCTAACGAACAATTCCGCCGTAGTAAAAGGAACCGGTACGGCCTTTAATACCGAGTTGAAAGCCGGTGATTTCATCGTGAGCGTTGTTGGTGGCGTAACCTATACGTTGCCGGTAAAAATCGTTGATAGCGCCACGCAGGCGACCCTGATTAAAGCCTATGACGGCCCAACGCAGGCGGGCGCAGCATGGTATGCCGTCCCGCGCGACGCGATGAACGCCATCACCGCCCAACTGGCCGCCGAAACGGCCAAAGCCCTGCGTGGGCTGAACCTCGATAAAGATAACTGGCAGCAGGTCTTCAGTAATACCGGAAATATGACCGTTAAGTTGCCGGATGGTGGTACCTTTAGCGGCCCGGCCTGGAATAATATTTCAGCTTCACTCAATAATAAGTTAGACAAGACGATTAGCGCTAATCAGGAAATTAAAGGTTCACTGTCTTTACAGGGCTCTGTGGTGACAGGGCAAACGGCAAATCTTGATGTGGGGGGATATTCACGCTTCCGTAAGTCAACGACATTTGATGATACCATGATGGGGCGAAATGGCATTCATTTGAACTCTGGTGATACGGGGTCGTCTAATGTCCGTGCTGAAAAGACTTTTACCAGATCTACCGGAACTGTAGATGGCCCCACATTACTCTCTGTCATGACAACTGCAGGTGGCGTTGTCACTGCCATGCAAATGTTTTGCCGTCGCGAAATTGGCGTAACTGATTATGGCGCGATTTCATTTAAGGATTATGCCAATGTCTGGCATGAGGTTCGTCTGCAGAATAACGGAGATTTTAATAACTTAACCGGAAATTGGGTGACTGGCTCAGACCTTAGAATTAAAACTGAAGTAAAAGAAATTGAAGACCCTATAACACTCATTCGCGGTCTAAAACTCTATACCGGCAAGCGCGATGGCAAGCCCTTTATCGGTGGTATCGCACAAGAAATTGAAAAGAACCTTCCTCAGGTCGTTGCTGAAGGCGGTTCTTTAGAGTTGCAAAACGGTGAAATGGTTGAACGAGTAAAATCCGTCGATTATTCAACGCTGGGATATGTGGCCCTGGCTGCACTGAATCAGGCTCTGGATAGAATCGATCGCCAGGATGAATTAATCAAAGAACTCATGGAGAAAGTACAATGACATTAATCAGCGGCGTATTAAAGGGCCCTTATGGCGATCCTCGCTCCGGCGTAACCATTACCATGCGCGCAGTCAAAACCTCGTCAGCGGTCTTGAGCCTGGCTAAATCCCAGTCGGTGACGGATGACGGCGGTAAATACGCTTTGGCCGTGGAGCCGGGCGCTTACGAGGTCATCATCTCTGTGTATGGCGCGCAGCCGGAGCGAGTGGGGGCTATCGAGGTTTATAACGATTCCTTGCCTGGTACGCTCAATGATTTCCTTAGACGGCCAGGGGAAAGCGATATCACGCCGGAGATTGTGCAAACTGTCGATCGTCTGCGTGCCGAAGCGGCAGCGTCCGCCGGCAAGGCTTCTTCCTCTGCTGCTGCGGCAAAAGTTAGCGAGCAGAATGCGGCAAAGAGCGCCGCTCAGGTGGTGACCGCCTTTGATAATGTGCGGTTTAAGTTGCCGGAGAACAACACCAATACCTCTGCCTGGTTCCTGCTGGGGCAGTTTAAAAATGCGGGGCAAAATGGCGTAGGAATCGCCCTCAATTTTTATGGTTCAAATGGTTTTAACGGTTTTACTTATAACGCGGGCATGTCGCGTCTGATGTTGAGAACGGGCAATCTTGGCGCCAGCGATTCGACCAATAAGGTCAACCGAATCGGCGGCACTTTTATTAACGATACCGGAACGGCGATCCTGGATATTCAGGTTATTGAATCCAGTCGTGATAATTATGATATCTATTTGAAAGTGAATGCGTTTACCCTCAACTGCTGGTATACGGTTGAGCAAATCACCTACGCGAACGCCGCCGGCCTACGCTGGGAGCATAAGGCGGTAAAACAATCGGTGGAACCGGTTGGGGTGATGAAAATTGACATGCGTACGGGCGTTTCGTTCTCGCAATCCCAGGCGTTGCCCGAATATGCCACGGTCGCCCAATCTGCTATCGCCGGTTTTGGGAGCGGGCCGGTTCATACTGAGGATGCATTCGCGAAGGATAATAAATCTTCCATCCAGCGCTACACGGTGGCGACGGCCAATCGGCCGGGCAATGTGTCCGGCGGGCTATTAACGCTGCCGGTGGATGGCGGACCTTCGTGCGCGTATTTTGCCACATCGGTTTCGCGGCAGGCTTGGGTGGGGAGTTCATCTACCGCATTGCCTTCGACCATCACCTGGTCGAGGTTATTCAGCTCGTCCGATCAACCCACCGTCGCAGACATTCCAAACCTGAAAGACTGGGGATTGAGTAAAGGCGTGACTGCGGCGAATAAAGGCAATTTCAATGCGCAAATGCAAAGCCGGCGCGGTTATGTAGGCACGGATCCTATTGGCAACCCCTTTAAAGACGTTGGCACATATTTCCTCGATACGCGCTCATGGGCGGTGACGCAGACGGGAACCGACGACAGCTATCGAACGGTACAGACCTGTTACGGCTATGGCGTGAGTGCCGCGCAGACGGGGAAAATTGCCGTGCGCAGCTGGAATGGCACCGCGTTTACCCCCTGGGTTTGGATATGGTCGGAAGCCAACACCACGGTTGACGGCAACGGTTTTATCAAGAAAGCCTCACCGATCGCCAGATTGTCCGCGGCGCCCGAGCATATGCAGGCTGACTATCTGGAAGGCGGCTTTGCTCTGGCCGGGTGCGCAGCGGTTAACGGTGAGGCGGACGGGGTGAGCGCAGAGCGAATCTCCGTCGGCGTTTATCAGCTGAATGGCTCACTGGGGTTGGCAAAGGAGGGCTGGACCATCGAGGTGCCGCAGGATATCAACGGTAACCGCCTGTGCTTTGTGGAAACCGCTACCGATAGCGACGGTGGCATCACGGTGAAAATCAGCAAACGCCGTTTCGACATCGATACCGCAACGGTCGTGGCCGGCGAAGCGATGGATATCCCCGAAGGGCGCTGGATCGATCTGCGCCTCGCCATGCCAGCGCGTGAAGAGGTGGAAGTGCAGCCGCCGGAGGCGCTGGTATCAAACGATGAAACGTCATCGGAAACCAACGCGGTTTCATAAATAAAGTGGATGCCAGGTAAAATGCCGGTGCAGTAGGTTATTGGCCGTCTATTGCATCGGCGCCGGCACTATCACCGATAGGCTCGGGCAGACACGCGGCCCGTTCCGCCAGGCAAGGTTCCCGCTGAGTGGGAGTCAGTACCGTTACTGCCCGTCAATTTTCAGTGACCAGCCACTGATCCGCTTCTTCGAACATCTCTTCCAACATTCGGTTCAGCTTCTCACGATCGCTTTTGCTGGCGTCGGAGTTCAGGCCGTTGGCCTGCATCGGCTTCACGCGCACGTCAGCTTCCGGGAACAGCGCATGCACGCGTTTTTCCAGCTCGTTGCGAATAATCTCGGCGGCGTTGGGTAACCCAGCGACGTTGCGTTTGTCGTACACCAATTCTACAAACAT